CGCGCCACGAACTCGGGGCTCGCCCCTGGGTCGATGCCGTAGATCAGGTCCTCGATGCCAGACTCGGCGTTCGCGACCTCCGCGTTGACCAGCTCCGACGCGCGCCGCTCCGCCGCGTCGGCGAGGCTGCGCACGCTGTTGCGGAAGTTGTCGGTCATGCGACCGCGATCGAAGATCTCGTTGTACTTCGTCTCGAACATGTTCGCGACGCCGCCGGCCTTCTCGAGAAACTTCTGGTCGTAGTCGGTGGGGCGCGAGCCGGCCATCGACTTCAGCAGCTCGGTAAAGGCGACGCGGTCGGCCACAGGGTCGAAGGTGCCGTCCTCGGCCTTCTTGAGCAGCGAGCGCAGCTTGGCGGTCGTGTTGAGCTGCTGCCGGATCTCCGGGAGCTTGCTGCTCACGCGGTAGCCGGTGACGTACTTCTGCACCTCGCTCGAGAGTTTCATGTTCCAGCCGCCGTCCGAGCCGGTCTCGCCCTGGAGTAGCGGATTCGGCGGCGGCTGCTTGCGGAGCTGGCGCTCCTTATGGGCCATCTCGAGGGCCTTCTCGGGGTCGCCACCGGAGACGGACATGTACGCGTTGATCTCCTCCTGCGTGATCGGTTCCATCGCCGAGGAGCTTTTGACGTACTGCTCGAGCGCGGCCTGCGTCGGCCCAATCAACTCGTCCATCGCGATCGGCGTACCGATCTCCTTGCCGTCGCGCAGGATCCGGACCCGCTTACTCTTCTTGGCCGGCGGCGGCGGCGCCATCGGGTTCGCCACGTCGTCGAGCGTCAACGCGGGAGCGTGCGCGGCGTCGAACGCGCCGAGGGCATCGTCGGTCGCGCTCTCCGCATCGTCGGCCACGTCCATGTCGAGGCCCCACGCCTGGAGCTTCGCTTTGGCCGCGGCGATGTCCGCCGGGCTCTGACCGCGCATCGTGCTGTAGAAGTCAGCTATCGCGGTCTGCTGGCCCTTCTGTTTCTCGAACTCCTTTTGCTTCGCGATCTCCTGGGCCGCCGCCTGGTCGTGCGCGAGCCGAGCCCTCTGCTGCTCGATCTGCTGGCCCTGATACAGCTGCTGCTGGGCAAGCTCCGCCCTCGCCCGCTCGTCTTGCAGCCCGACCTGACGATCGTTCGTCATGTTCGCCATCGAACGCGAGAACGCCTGCGCCCCCGAGGTCGGATCGACCGGAGCCGGCAGGAAGCGCGCGAAGTCGGAAGCGGTGAGAGCCATCAGTACTTGTTCGTCGTGTACGGCTTGAGATCGTCCAGCATGTCGAAGAACGATGGCGCGGCGCCCTGTCCGGCCTCGTACTTGCTCTGCTGCCTCGCACGATCGGCCTCGTAGTTCTCCGCATCTTGCTGATGCGCGGCGCTCCCTCGCGTGTCGGACGTGACATAGGGGCCGTTGTCCCCGACGTATTCGATGATTTCTTGGGGCTTGGCCATGTAGACCTTTTGCCCGTCAGGCAGCGTGTAACTCACCATTCCAGGGCCCATCTCGGGCGCCGGGGTTCCAGGCCCCATCGGACCCATGCCGCCGTCCGAACCATGGTACGCGTCGAACGACGCCATCGCATCGTCCACCGCCGCCATCGCATCCTGCTGAGGCGCCGCCGGGGCCGCGGGCGCTTGGACGGGAGCGGCCTGACCGCCGCCCATCCCCTTGAGCATGCCCATCGGGCCTCCGCCGCCGCCTTGAGGGGCAACGAATGGCTTGGGGGCCATCTTCAAAAACTGCTCGAGCGTCAGCGCCATTTAGCCCCCCATCCCGACGAGCTTCGGGATCAGCTCGAACGCGTTGCCGATGCCGGCCTGGCCCTCTTGGCGACCGCTCATCTCGTTTCCCACGGCGTTGGCGTCGCCGCCAAGCTCCGCCGCAGCCGTGCCGTCCTCCAGCTCGAGCAACGACTTCATCATGTCCTCGAAGCTCTGCCCGGCGACACCGCTTGTGGCGTTGCCCATGTTGAACATGCTGTTGAACACGTCCATGATCCGGTCGCGCCGTGCGCCGCCGCTCACCGAAGACGCGTCGAGCGCTCCGCCCATCCTGCCCATCTGCTGAGCGTCCAGACCCATGTTCACGCCGAGGTCGGTCAGTAGGCGGTTCTGCTCGGCATCCTGCGCGCCCATCGCGAGGTCGCCGAAGCCCATCGTCTGCGCGAGGTCGAGCTTGCCCTGATTCAGACTGGAGTTATCGGCCCCCTGCGCCGCCTGCGCGCCGCCCTGCGCCCAGTTCATCGCGTTCTGACTGCGCTTGAGCGCGTAGTCCGCCTCGCGGTTCGCCTGTTCCGCCGTCAGCCCCTGCGAGGCATCGGAGAGCATGTTCAGGCCGCGCGAGGTGTTGTAGCCGCCGCGCGCCGCGAGCTGGCGGTTCAGGTCACCCGCGGTCCGCTCCCGAGCGCGGTCGTAGTAGGGATCGAGCCCCGGCAGCGCGCCCAGCTCGTTGCGCTGGCTCTCGTAGTTGTTGTAGGCGCTCGCGGCCATATTGCTCGCGACGGGGCGGTTGTTGAAGTTGCCGGCGACCTGGTTCCAATACTGCTCGCCCTGCCCCGGAGCCGCGAACGCCTGCGGGTTCGCAGATTGCCACGCCGTGCCGCGCGTGTTCGGGTTCATCAGCTGGCCGGCGATGTCCGCGCCCGTGGTCTCGTCGACCTGCGGGGTGTTCATGTCGAAGTTTGGGTTGTACGCAAACGGCGCCGCAGCGGGCGCCGCTCCTGCCGCGGAGCCGCCCGCGCCCTGCGTCCCAGGGTTCTGGCTGCCACCGGGCAGGTAGTTGGCGTCGATTCCCAAGATCCCGATCTGGTCCGGCTGGTAATACTCGCCCGTGCTGCCTGTAAACCCGCTCGACGCCGACGAGCCTTGGCCTCCGCCCACGCCGTTCTGCGGCTGGTAGACGCTGGCAAAGTAGTCGGCATCCTCCTGGCCGGCGCGCTGCGGAACGCCCGGCGCCGGAGGCGGCGGGGGCGTCCAGCCCGGAGGCGGCTTCCACGCCGCGCCCGTACCAGAGGGGCCAACGTTCGGGTTTCCGTAGGGGTTATTGGGATCCTGCGGCATTGACCTAGAACTGCTTTCCGAGGTGCTCGAGCGGGCCGAACGGGCCAGCAAACGGCTGCTCCACAAACCCGCCCATAAACGTGTCGCTCGCCCCCTGAATATCCGTGGACGGCGCCCCGGCAACCATCCCCGGAGTCGCCGGCTGCTGGCCGAGCGCCTGCATGTTGATCATCATGCTCGGGTCGCCGCCGGCCATATTGCCGAGCATCGCGTTGGCAGGCTGGAACGCTCCCAGCTGCTGGTTCATCGCGTTGTTATAGCTCTGCGCGACCTCGGGCTTGAGCTGCCGGTAGCGGTCCGCCACGGCGCCGAACCGGGCCTGGGCCTGCTTCTCGGCGTCCGACTCGAACATGCCGCCAATGAACGGAACCTTTGACAGCCCATCAGTGAAGCCGCCGCCGAGGTCTCCTAGGAAATCGAACATGCCCATGTGCTACGCTCCTAGGACCTCATAGTCCTCAACCACTGATACCATGGTCAGCGCCTCACTTCCAGAGAAGCTGAGCCGCCACTGCCTGGTGCGATACGTCCCGAGTGACCGCAGGAGCGCCACGGTCTCACGATCGGGACCCAGCGGCACGTGAAGGGGTTGGCGCCATGGCCCGTCGTCGTCGCGCCAGCTCACCTGGACCTCGCCCTCGTCAGCCGATCCCCGCTTGAGCGTCAGCGACACTGAGCGGCATTGCTTGTTGCTCGAGCTGCCGCGGTCGACGAATCCGGTCTCGATGTAGCAAGGCACCGCCTCGCCGAGGTCGTCGGTCGCCGCCGCCGAGAGCCGGCCCACCCTGCCGGAGCTGGTGCCGACGAGGTTAGTTCCCAGGCGTAGCGCATGCGCGGTGATCGGCATCGGCGCCGGGGTCCCGGCGTCGCTCGACGCCCACTGCGACCACCCGCCGCCGCCGAACACGAACGTCCGGCCGTCCGCCGGGAACGTCCAGACCATCGCGTCCACCGCGCCGAGCTGCACCCGGTAGCCAAAGGCGTCGGTGACCTCGGTCATGTCGTCGAGCGTCTGCTGGATCGGGCTCGAGAGGATCTGCGTCGAACGGCCGTCGCTCACTACGAGCCGGCGGTTGTTGTCCATCCAGGCGAAGCCCTTGCCCACCTTGATGACGCTGTACGGCGCGATGCAGCCATACTCCTGGACCAGCGAGCGCGCGTAGTCGAGCGTGCCATCGGGGGCGAAGGTCTCGAGATTGCCGGTACCGAAGGCTACGACCTCCGACATGTTCTCGTGCAGGGCCGTCACCGGCTCCGGCCTGCTGTCGGCCGAGATGGTGCCAGACTCAAACCCGGTCCAGTCCTCGTGGCCCGCGTAGCTCGTGCCCGCAGCGAACGCCGAGTAGTAGATGAAGTTGAGGTTGTCCGCCGGCACGACGTTGTTCGCGAGCAGCCTCGAGGCGTTCGCTACGACGTGCGTCGCCTTCGGGGGATCGCCGCCAAGAGCGCTCACCGCGAAACCATCGAGCACGACCTTGCTGATTCGGTCACCCGCGGCGATCGCGACGATGGCCTCAGTCTCGGCGAACACAGGCCGGCGCTGGCCCGTGACGCTTGCCGCGGTCGTCGGCGACAGGTTGATACTGGCTCCGCCCTTGAGGCGGTAGACCTTGGCGTAAGGATCAGCCTCCGAGAGCGCCAAGATCTCGTTGGCCGCCGTCACATAGAGCCCGTTGATCGCGGTGGTCGCGAACGCCGTCGCCGGGCACTCCGCATGCGTCGTGATGCACGGCCTGCGCCGCACCGCGCCAGCAGCGTCGAGCACGACGTTCATCGCGATCGGCGACGCCCCGGCCAGGGCCGCGCCAGCGCCCTGGTTCGGAACGAACGGGATCGGCTCCTTGGGCATTACTCTCCTCCGTTCTCGTTCCAGTTGACGAGAGCGCTCTCGGTTGTCGAAATGCCGCCGACCCACCCGACCGCGCCGGTGTTCGCTAGAATGTCCGCGCCGCGCAGAAGCGAGCAGTTCTCAAAGACCAGTGCCGTAACAGCCACGGAGTCGGCACTGACGGCCCAGTAGCCGGAAAACCCAACGGTGCCGCCGTCAAACACGCATGAGTCAAACCTGACATCGACCGCCGAAGCGTCCGACATGAGAACGGCCCTGAGAGGCTGCGCGCTCGTCAGCGTCGCCGTGGAAACAAACGTTGTCGAGTCGAACTCGGCCGTCGTCACGGCGCCGATGTTCACGGCCGAACCCGTGTCGGTTGCGCCGCACTGGAAGTAGCACCCCTTCATGCGGAAACGGTTTCCGGCGACCAAGACCTTAGCTGACGCGTTGGTCTGCGCATTCTCCTCGAACCAAACGTTGCGGATCTCGACGCCGGCCGCGGTAACGTTGAACAGGCTCGCCGCCGCCGCGTTGAGCGTGAGCTTCACGGTCGGCTTGCCGTCGCTCTCGCCGCCTCCGACGATTAGCACGCGCTTGGCAATGGTCAGCGCGGCCGTGAGCGTCTGCGTGTGCCCATCCATCAGCACGATCACGTCGCCATCCGCGGCGTTGGTGTACGCCTGCCCGATGGTCGCAAGCGGCTTCATGCGGTTCTGCCCAGCAGACGTTCCCGCGTCGGTTCCGGTCGTCGCGTTCACGTACCAGACGTTGCCGGTCGTGTAGAACGGCGCGTTGACGACGAGGCTGTCCGCCGAGCTTTCACCGAGACCGTTGGGGAATAGAGCTTTGAAGGCCATAGTTACCTCAGTGCGTGTATTCCCAGACGCCGATCATCTGGCAGCGCACGTTTCCGCCGCGCGCGAGCATCGATCGGTAGCCGACCGAGATGTCGTCATTCAGCGCGAGGCCCGTCGCCACCGCAGCGGCCACCACGATCCCCGCGAACGGCGAGCCCAGCGTGATGTCTCCGGGCGTTCCGCTCGTGAACACAAACACGGTCCCCGTGGCGCCCTCGGGCGGAGCAGCGTCGGGCGTGAGCGTCTGCGCCGCGTTGCTGCTTCGCCGAACGGTGATGCTGCCATACTGCGTCGTCGCGATGCTCAGCGGAGAAGCGTCGCTCGCGTACTCGATGTGCCGAGTCTCACGCGTGCGCAGCATCACCTTCGAGCCGGTCGCCGCGGCAGCAAAGACGTAGCTGTATGCCGTAAGTCCTGAACCATCGAAGGTGTTGCCCTGCTCCGCGAACATGGAGTCCGCAGCGTAGGTCCCCAGCACCATCGCGGTGAGCGTCGAGCCGCCGCCGGCCAAGAACGTACAGCCGCTCACCGAGCCGCGGAGGGTCGTCACGTTGAACCGAACCAAAGACGCGGTCCCCGACGTGGTCAGCGAGAAGTCGAACAAGCAGTCCGTCAGCGTGAGGTAGTTGCCATACACCACCGCGGTCGACGGGTTATAGGTCGCCGGTCCAGTGAACACTGCGTTCCGGGCCTCGACCCTCGCGTTGCTCGCGGAGGTGATCATGGAGCCTGACGAGGTCGTCAGGACCAGGAACACGCACGAGTCGACGATGACCCGCGTGCTGCTCGACGCCTCGAGCTGGAGGCATGATCCCTGCGTCCCAAGCTGCTGGATCGTGCACTCTGCGAAGTGCGCATACGCGCCATTCTCTACGAACACGCAGCCGTCGGTGTTGGTCTGCGCCGATCGGAAGACGATGCCGCGGATGGAGCGCGGGGGGAACCCGCTGCCGCCGCTCTCGACCGTCAGCGCCGAGCCCGTCGTCGCCGAGTAGCCCACGACACTCGCCTCGCCGCCCGAGCCCCAGAGGCTCACCTCGGAAGGCAGCGTGAGGCCGCTCGTGACCAGGTAGCTGCCCTCCGGCAGGAACACGATGCCCCCGCCCGCCGTCTCGGCGGCGTCGATCGCCGCCTGAATCGCCGTCGTGTCGTCCGTGACCCCGTCACCCACCGCGCCATAGGCCGGGCTCTTGACGTTGTAGAAGATCCCCGACATGCCGCCGATGGCGACCTGGAGACTCGTCGCGGCCCCGTTCACGAGCACGTTCCAGTCGGTCGAGCCGAACGACGTGAGAGCCCTGGCCAGGATGGTGTGCAGCGTGACCGCGTAGCCCGAGCCGGCTCCCGTCGCCGCGCTCGAGTAGTTCGTCCCGGTGAACGCTGCGCCCTGATACTCAACGTCAGGCGTTGACGTGCCAACGGTGAACTCTGTCACTTGCACGCCGCCGGACGTGTAGACCTCGACAGTGACGTACTGGTTCACATAGACGATCGCTCGCCCGTCTCCATCCAGATCAACGTTGTCGCCAGACGAGTCGACGGCCGTCCCCTCGAAATCCTCGTACCAGCTCGCGCGCGTCGTCGTGCCGCGCACGAACAGCCGGGCATAGCCGTTCTCCGCGCCGCGCACACCTGCTGCCAGGGCATCCACCAGGTTCATCGGGTCCTCACAGGATGGTCCACCGCGAAGAACGTCGGCAGACCTTGGTTGCTCTTGGCGCGCGCCATCAGCAGCTTACTCTTGGCGGTGCCCATCAGCCGGACCACCTTCTCGGCCGGCAGCGTCGCGCTCTCGGCGAGCTGCGCGGCGAGCTGGCACACGAGGTACTCGGTCCAGTAGCCCGGAAGATCGACCGTCGCGGCGTCGGTGTCCACGTCCGCGAACTTCCGTTGGACCATGAACCGCAGCGTCCCGGCCTCGTCCGGCGTCGGCCACAGCCGCGCCTCGAACGGCTCGGTCTGCTTGTGGATGTAGAACATCGTCGGATCGCCCTCGGCGGTGCGCGAGGAGATCTCCTGCCACTGCACGAAGCCGATCAGCTGCACGCGCGTCTCGCTGCTCGGCGGGTCGGTCTGGCCGGCGGCGATGTACTTCGCCGGGTCGAGCACGTCCACGATGTCCTCGGGGAGGTCGTAGGCCGAGGTCCCGTCAACGGTAGTCACCTCGACGAACTCGATCGCCCGCGTCATCACGCCGTAGGTCTCGAGGTCGTCGATGATCAGCTCGAGCTGGTCTCGGCCGTAGGTCATCTCGGCGGTGCCCGGCGTCTGCGACAGGTGCAGCAGCGACGCGCGCTTGTATGCCATCGCGACGATTTCGCCGACGGTGAACTGCCTGCCTACGCTGGTGGAGACGGTCATAGACCCGCATTCTGGGCCATCCAGCCCGACTGAATCGCCGCGTCGTTGGCCGTGATTTCCCCCTGAACCATAGCCCATTCGGACATGGAACCGGAAGCCCCCAGGGTATCCATGGCCGCGGACGTGGAGCGCTCGGTCAGCGTCGGCGCCGCGCGCTCGTCCCGCACCACACCGTCCACGGTGAACTGGACGGTGTTCTCGTCGGTCCAGACGATCCCGTAGACGTGCCACACGCCAACATCGCTCGCGATGTAGCTCGAGGTCGTCTCGCCCCCCGCCGCGATGGTCTGGTAGCGCGCGCGCGTCCCGGGGCCGCCGATGCGCAGCGCGCTCTGCGTGCCGCCGCTGCTCGCGAGATTGACGAGCGCCACCTCGGCCGACGGGTACGTCGTCACCTTGGCGGTCATGAACACGCTGATCGGCGTCGTCGCCGTCACGCCGAGCAGGCCGCTCGGCGACAGCAGGCCGCCAAGACTCGCCACCGGGATCCCCAGGTCGGCGTCAACCGAGAGCACCGGCCGGAACAGGTTGAAGCCGGGGATGCCGCCCGCGAGGTGGTTGCCACGCCGGCTCCGATCGGCGATCGCCGTAATGCCCGTGCCCACCGTGGTCACGTAGCCCGTCAGCGGCTGGTACCAGCCAACCAGGTCGTCCCCGAAGCGCGTCAGCGGGTTGTTGTACGTGAACATCTCGCGCGGCGGGTAGCGATCCACGTTCGCGCCATCCTGCGGCGGCGGCCTCGGGATCCCGTCGCGCGCGTTGCGTGCGGCCTCGAGGTCGCACTCGAGCGCCGTCAGACCATCGCCCTCGTCAGGACACGAGAGCAGGCCGGAGCGATCCTTACGCAGCTGGGAGCGCCGCCAGGGCACCCCACAGTATGCGCAGGAGGCTTGGTGGTCGTAGAGAGGCGCGCTCCGGGGCCACCGGGTGCCGATGGTCCGCAAGAGCCACCTTCCTTACGCGCTCGCCGTGGCCGAAGCCGCTCCGGTCTCGCCCTCTTCGTTGACCGTTTGGCCGAAGAACACCTGGAGGTTGCCAGGGGTCGTGATGGCAGAGAGGCCCGCGTTCCCGTAGTAGCCAAAGCCACACTGGAAGAACGAGCCAGAGTCCGCCGCAAGGCCGGTAACAGCCGCGCTCGAGTCGCTCTTGAGGTTCTGGAAGGTGCACCGCCGAACGTCGACCAGCGTGCTCGCCGTGCCCGCCATGAGCAGGACGCCCACCGCCGCCGCCGAGGTCTCCGCAATCACCTGGCAGTCGTACATCTTGAAGCGGTCCGCGCCGACCAAGCTGATCGCCGTGGTCACCGCCGCGGCAGCGTTGCCCCAGATGTTGCAGTTGGAGATGGTGAAGTCATCGCCCGCGGCGGTCGTAGTGATGCCGATGGTCGCCAGCTGGTCCGCATCGACGCCCACATTGATGTCGCAGCCGTAGATGCCGCAGCCGGCCGCGGTTACCGTAATCGGCGCCGTCACAGTCAGCGCCGTGGTCGAGGTCAGCGATCCCGCCATGCGCAGAATGCAGTTGAGGAGCCGCGTGTTCGCCACGTCGAACAGGAAGGTTGCGGCCGTCGCCGTCCACGTAAACGTCGGGCGGAGCGCGCCGAAGCCAGCGCCGAGGATGGTCGTGCCCGCCACGAGGTTCGACATCTGGTCCGCGGACGAGATGTTCTCCGCGTGGTCCGGCATCACGATCACGATGTCGCCCGCGCCGGCCGTCGCGAGCGCGAGGCCCGCGTTCAGCGTGGTGCGGAACATCGACGCCGGCAGCGTTTCTCCCGTTCGCGGGCCGCCGGAGCGGACGAACGCGACCACCCGAGAGCCCGGAGGCATCATGTTCGCGTGCGGGAAGCTCGCGCCGACCAGATTCTGGAAGTGTGGAAGCACAGGTCCTCCTTACGCGTTCACGCCGATGGTGGAGCGCGGGTTGCTCGGCAGCGAGGCCGAGAACCGCAGGCTCACGCCGTACTTCATCACGTCGTTGTCGTTGTCGACCCAGGTCTTGGACTTCATCGACCGGCGGTTGCGGTACTTGAAGCCGCCCTCCGCGTCCGTGAGGAACGCGTAGTTGGTCGAGCTGTTCTGCCAGAAGCGGTTCGGCACCAGCGTGAGATCCATCTCGGACTCGACCACGTTGATGGCGTTGAACTCGCCCGCCTCGGGCGCGTACTTGCTCTTGGTGACCACGTTCCAGGCCTCCCACTGGGCCTCGGGGAAGATGATCTTCTTGAGCCGGACCATGCCCACCGTGCCGTCGCGGTCAGGCATCTGCGACGCCATCGTGCGGGCGGTCGTGACCGCCAAGCGGCTCGGAGACATCGGCGTCGCCAGCGAGTTGCTGAACGTTCCGCCGTCGGCCAGGAGGTGCGCCGTCGACCAGACCGGCAGACCGTCGCCGGTCGGGTACGCGGTGTCGAAGCCGCGCGAGAGCATCAGCGTGCAGGTGTAGTCCTGCGTCTTGTACGCAGCCATCACCAGGTACTTTCCGGCGTCGACCGCCTCCGCGTACTTGCAATCCTCATCAGCCTCTTGGGTGATGATGATCTTGAGCGCGTAGGTGGTGGGCCGGAAGCGGTGAAGGAAGCTCTCGCTGAGCGTGCCCAGCGGGATCTCGGTGCCTTCGGGCTTCTCGCTCAGGAGACCGGGGCCGACCATCTCGAGGATGTCCTCGTAGGCGTGCTCCATCTTCTTTTCCGGGCACCACTTGGGGAACACCCGTTGCGAGGCCATGTACTCGTCTTTGTCCAACCCCTCCAGCGTGCGCCGGAGGGTGTGGGCCAATGCGCTCGTGAAAACCGTGCCTGCCATGAATCCTCCTTAGACGCCCGTCGTGGCGTTGAGCGTCGGCGCTCCGACCAGTGCGAAGCTCGGCAGCTCGGCGAGGTTGGCGCGTACGGCCAGCTTCACGTAGTTGCCCGAAAAATCCTGGTTCTTGACCGTCTTCGAGATGGCCATGATGCGCAGGGTGAACGTGTTGGTCGTCGCCGCCGCGCTGATGTCCAACATCGGGTACGCACGGTCGCTCGCCACGCCGCCGATGCCGCCGTTCAGGCGGTAGGGCGCGTTGAGGTTCACCAGCAGCTGGTAGGCCGCCTTGGTCGTCGCGGTCGCTGCGTCGTCGCAGTCGATCTCCCAGACGCCCGCGTCGAACGGCACCCAGAACACCTTGGACTGGCGCTCGAGATTGGTGCCCCACGCCGTGTCGCTCGGCAGGAGCTTGCCGTTGATCATCTCGGAGCCGTTCCAGTACGGCGCCACCCCGACCACGACGCCCATCGGCGAGAGCGCGGTCGTCTCTGCGCCGGGGCAGAGCGTCACGCCGCCGGAGGCCAGCGGGTAAATCGGGTCACCCGCGCCAAGGCCGACGTTGCTCGCGCCGCCGGTCACGTCGAACGACTGCGCCGTGGCCACGAAGGCCTCGAACGGGCTGGGCATCGGCCGGCCGCTCAGGGCCGTGCTCCAGCGAAAACCATACGAACGAAGATTGTCCGCCATCTGAGGCCTCCCTAAACGCTGTCGCGACTATCGTCGCCGTGATTGAGTCCCGAGCCCTCTTTGGCCCCGAAGCGCTCCAGCTCGAAATACCGCTGGTTTTCCCGGCTCACCTGTGAGAGCGGATTCATCAGCCCCTTGGGCAGCGCGCCGCCCTTGGGCTGCATCAGCGACTCGATGTGATTCATGCGGGCCGCGCCATCGCGCTCGTGCTCCGCGAGCACCGACCGCGGGATGCTCATCACGTAGCCGTCGAGCGTCTCGATGGTCTCGTGCTTGGCGATCAGTTTCTTGAGCTGGTCCGGAGCGATGCCGCGCGGGCAGACGCCCTTGTCGCGGTAGCTCTCGAACTCGTACCCCATCGACTCGTACAGAGCGATCGCGTGGCGATCCAGCTTGGAGACGATGCAGTAGTGCTTGTCCGGGTCCTGGTTCTTCAGGTACGCCAGATCGGAGAAGCCGTGCAGCGAGCGGCGGACTTTGGGGTCGTGACGAACAGCCTCGGACATTCGCAACCGTCGCCTGCCTGCTTGCTGGCGTAGCTACCCTTGTCGCGGACTGGGCCTCGGGGGCTCCCAGCCGGGCTGACGACCATCCGTTGCAGAACGGCGGCGCCGATGTGGTGATACTGCAAAAGCCCTGAACAGGTGTCAAGCGACTTCGCACACAAAAGCTAAAGGCCGCCCCGTTTCCAGGGCGGCCCCCGCTGCCGTAGCGTCGGTGGTTCAGCGCGACGAAGTCTCTAGCGCTGCCGCGCCTCCTCTTCAAGCTGCGGCTTGATCACTTTCGTGATGAAGTGCTGCATGCGCTTCTTTTTGTCGGTGATGTAGCCGAACGCGGCGTCCGCCATGCGCCAGTCTTCGGCGCTCGGCTTGTACGACTTCGGCAGCCCGCCGCTCGCGGCGGCGGCGCCCTTCGGCGTCCCGGAGAACTGCTCCCGGGTGTTCTGCGACGGCCGCGCCTGCTGGCGCACGAGGCCGAACTTCTCGCGGGCGTCGTCCATCACCTCGGCGAGCAGCTCGTTGCCTTGCTTCGCTCCCGGCAGAAGGCGCCGAGCGTTCCACAGCGCTTGGGCGTAGCCGAAGGCCTCGGGCTTGCTCGCCACGTCCGGGTACATGGCATAGACGGCGGCCTGGTGTGACCGGGCCTGCTCCTGCCGGGGGTCGGGCGGCTTCGGTCCGTGCTGCTTGAGCGCCAGACGGATCTCGGCGCTGCGCTGCTTGCGCTGAACCTCCGCGGCGCGCGCGCGGAGCGTCGTCAGCTCCTCGGGCGTGATCGACTTCGCAGCGACCTTGGCGTTGTAGGTGTCGAGCACCATCGCGCCCTGCCGCTCCAGCTCCTCGATCTCCGCTTCGAGCGGATCCTTCTCGGGGCCGGCGGCGGCTCTGGTGTGGCTGGCCTGGCTGGTGAGGTAGCCCTCCATCCTGGCCAAGCGCTCGCGCAGCTCGGTCGCCTCCTTCTGCGTGCTCGCGAGGGCCTCGTGGAGCTTTCCGCGCTCCGCACGACGCTCCTTGCGCGGCTTGCGCGGCTCCGCCGGCTCCGCGGGGCCGTCGTCGTCGTCGTCTTCTTCCTTGGCCTCGGGCTCGAGAGAGAACTCCTCCTCTTCGACTCGCGGCTCGGCCTTTGGCTCCTTCTCTTCGACCTCGGGCTCTGCGCCCTCTTCCTTCAACTTCGCCATCTTCTACCTCACGTGTTTGGGTGTTGGTCCGGTACGGTGTTCACCGGCAGCGCTTCCCCGTTCCACTTGTAGAAGTGCTTGCCTGACTCTCCGCGCTCGAGGGTGACCTCGCCGCTCTTGAGCCGATCCGCCAGATCGAGACTGGCGGAGATATCGTCTGCGTAGATCACGGTGGCCCACTCTTGGAGGCCGCCGACGTATCCGACGCGGATGCGCGTGACTGCGCCGCGCGTGAACGTGACCAGGTCGCCGAGGCCGATGCCGTTCGAGCGCATCACGTCGAGCGCGCCGAGCCCGGCGGAGATGATGATGCCGCGCGGAGCTTCCTGCGCCTCGCGCGCTCGAACATCGTCGGGCTTCGCGATCAGCCCGCCGCCGAACGTGGCGCCGCCGTCGTCTTCGACCTTGTAGAGCAGGATCTTCTCGAACGTCGCGGTCTGCTTGAAGTAGTGATCGGCGATGCCGACCTCCCAGCGACGGGCCTCGAGAACCGGCGGCAGCCCGAGCGCGTTGGGCGGCGACATGCGCTCGAGCACGAGCTTTGAGTGCGCCACCGCCTTGTCGCGCGTCGTCGGGTCGAGCGCCTCAACCTGCTCAGCCGTTAGCCTGCCCTGTAGAATCGGGATCTGCTGCATCTCCATCGTCCTTTCCTAGGAAAAACACCACCAGCTCGCTCATCTCTTTGTAGGAGACGGCGGCCTTGACCACCGCGGGGTCGCTGCTCTGCAACGCCGCGTTCAACATCTGGAGCAGGTGAAACCGCCGCTGCTTCTCGGCGGCGATCAGCATTCGCCGGCCGACCGTGCTCTCGCGGAACAGCGCCAGCTCGACGTGGGCCTCGCCCTTGAACTCGTTGATCACGCTCTTGTAGTTCACTGCGGACCTCCTGGCGGCGGACCTTGCGGCGGCGGGCCGCCCCCGGGGTTCGGCAGTCCTGGCGGAGCGCCGGGCGGACCGGGCGGCGGAGGCGGCGGCATCGACGGCATACCGAACATGGGCGGCACGGGCGGCGGCTGCTGGCCGAGCAGCGCGACCATCTTGTACTGCCCGCGCGCCTCGAGAGCGCCCTTCACGGCCTCCATCTGGAACGCGAGGTTCGCTTGCAGCGGCGGCACCGCGGCGGGGAGCTGCACCAGCTCGTCGGCCTCCTGGATGCGCTGCGTCTCCGAGCTGAAGCGGAAGTCGGTGCGGAACTCGAACGCGAACGGCTCCTCGTACCACTTCCGCGAGACCGTGATGCTGCGGTACCCTTGGATGCGCCAGTCGAGCAGCGACACCATCTGCTGCTCCTCGAGGTAGATCGAGTTGAGCCGCGCGTTGTTCTTGACGATCTGCTTCAGGAACCCGTTGGCGTACTTCTTCGCTGACACGGAGGTCTGCTTAGAGGCCTGGTCGATGCGCGCTTGGATGCCGCGGAAGGTCTCGCCGCTCTTGCCCGGCTGACCGCTCATAACCTCGGGCGCCTGCATCGAGGTCTGCCCGTAGCCGTAGAACAGCGACACCATCTCGAGCAGCTGCGGGTTCGCTGGTGCGGCGCGCAGCTCCTTCATGTGCTTGTTGATGTCGTCGCCGGCAAAGCCCTTGATGCGCGTCACTCCGCCGGGCGACCACTTGATTCCGCCGTCGCCCTCGAACTCGATCAGGTCGTCGGCGATGATGCCCCAGACGTTGCCGAGCGTCGCCGCGTCGCTGAACTGGTTGAACGCCGTGTTCGCCGCGCGGTTGTAGTCGGCGAGGATGCGGCCCTGACCGAGGCCCATCACGCCGGTCATGTTCTCGACGTTCACGCCGTGGCTGAACATGTGGATCGGCTTCTTGGTCGGCTTGTCGGGAACCGGCTTGTCGTCGGTCATCCACATAGGCCGCTGCGGGATCGGCGGCATGATGGTCGATTGGATCTGCTGCCGGAGCTGGTCGCGCTGCATGAGCGCCTGGCCGCCGGCCATGGGCGGGATCAGCCCGGCCTGGAGGTTCGCCTCGATGCCAACGGCCTCAGCCTCCATCTGCGCATTGCGCGCCTGGATGTCGGCGATCTGCGCGTTGTGCAGCTCGAGCGCGGCGGCGTACTGCTCAGCCTCTTTGATCTTGCGGTCGTAGATCAGCTGCTCGGCGGCGTCGATGCTCTCGTGAATGCGCAGCGAAGCGACGCGCTTGGTCTTCTCGTCCACGATGACCTGGCAGAACCGAAGCCGGTCCTCGCCATCCGCGTCCTTGCCGATTTCGCCCTCGAGCTGATACCAGCCCTCCTGGAGGAGCAGCTTGTAGGGCATGTCCTCGTTGTCGTCGGGCATCGCGATTCCCGCGTTCTCCGCGGTGCTCTGCGCGAGCTTCGCCTCAGGCTCCGCGTCGGCGTCGTCGGGCTTGCGATCGATGATCTCTTTGACGAAGGCCCACTTGCCCTTCATCGCTTCGAGCTGGTTCCGGTAGAACCGCAGGATCTTCGTGACGCGCGGGCAGTCGCTGTAGTCCGGCATCGTCGAGACCTGCGTGTACGGCACCACGAAGTCATCGCACGTCAGGATCTCGTGCCGGTTCTGCTTGAGGTTCTCGTCGTAGTAGCTGTGGCCCGCGACATCGCCCCATGCGTAGAACGAGAGCACGCCGCGCTCTTGCTGGCGCATGAAGTCGGGGATCTGCTCGCGGAACTGGTAGTTGTCGTGCAGCGTCATCAGGTCGGCCTGCGGCGCGGACTCGGGGCCTGTCGGCCGCACCGTCAGGAAGTACACGCCATCGCCAAACAGCTCGCCGCAGACGCGCGTGTAGATGCGCGTGAGGTTCTCGAACAGGATCGGCACATGGCCGTTGGCAGCGTCCTTGAACGGGTAGGTCTTCTTGGGCAGGAAGCCGGTAAACAGCGCCCAGTCGCTCGAGACGCGGTCGCGATACTCCTCGTTGCTCTTCCAGTCGCGCTCGAACTGGTCGACGACGGTGCTCCCCAGCTCGAGCAGCTCCTTCTTGCCGTCCTCGCTCTTGCTCATCTTGAGCGCGAGGTTGCCGGCCTCGAGGTCTTCGCCGGGCTCCGCCGGCTCCTCGGCTTCAGCCTCGGGGTCGAGCAGGCCCTCCTCTTCGGATTCGGGATCGTCGAGTGGAAACTCTGTGGGTTCTTTTTCGGCCATCTGGTTATCCGTTCAGGTCAGGTACCGTAGCCGAACTGGCCGCGGCTCTCAACGTCGGCCTCTTCGTCGTCGTCGGTGAACATCTTGTCCTCGTCGGCTTCCTTCGGTGTGCGACTGCCGGCGCCGACGCGCTCGGAATACTCGGCGCCGTACTTGCAGTTCGACACCAGCACGCCGTCAGCAACGAAGGCGCCCATCTCAGGAACGGTCGCGCACCACGTATCGCTTTCCCCTGCGGGACTCACCGACAAAACGCGCCGAGCACGCCCGGCCACACAGCTTGGAAGCCGAGAACCTGTTCGCCATGAATGCCACCCCGCAGGCAACGCATACGCGTTGCTCGTTGTCGACGCCGGCATCGCGTCTCCACTTCGATCGACAAGCGGGCCGGCAGAACCTGCCGTCTCCCCCGGCACGCCGGTCAACGTACCGAGCCCCGCAGACCTCGCACACAGCATCTCGAGCGTGGCCCTTTCCGAAGGCAGATACTCTTGCGTGCTCTCGATGCCAGGCTCGACCCTCGTCACTGCCGTGCCAAGCCTTGGCAGCTTCCTGAGCCAGCTTGATTCCCGGCCACCCGAGCCGCTCGTTTGCGGCCTTGGCTTCCACGAGATGATGGAGCTGGTGCTCGACCCCGGGCATCGCAACCAGGTTCTCGGGCCGATTGTTGCTTCGGTCGCCGTCAACGTGGTGGACGTGGCAGTCGTCAGGAATGGCGCCGTGCATCGCGAGATAAACCTCTCGATGAAGCGACTTAGAGCCCTTCCAAAGCTTGGACGTTCTGCGGAAGTAGTGCCCGCACAAGTAGTACCTGAATCCTTGGAACTCTTGGCAGCGCTCGGAGATGACGGTCGGATCCATGGTTCGACTACGTAACTCGAAGCGTCTAGCTGATCAACTCTTTTCCACTGGCCATCTGCGCAGTTTACGCGGTGGTCCGGCGTGGCTGTCAGCGTGCCGCCATCGGCGAAGCGCACGGTCATCACCTCGGCAGACCTCCGCGTGAGCCGGCCACCTGTGCACGGCCAGAAGCGCCCGTCAGACGAGAGCACCGTATCGCTCGGCGCGAGGCGATCGATCCTCACCGGGCCGCGCCGCGTCGTCACGAGCGTTCCGGGGGCCAAGCACGCGTCGAGGGCGTGATCGTCCGGGTAGTTGCGATCGGGGACCTCGGGCTCGAGCTTGTCCGGCATCACCTCGGGGATGGTGCGGATGCTGTAGCGGCAGCCGTCGAAGAACACGATGCCGGGGACGCCCGTGCCGTCTTCTTTGTGCGCGCGGATCAGCAGCAGCAAGCGCTCCGAGTTGCGACGGTGCGAGCCGGGCGTCTTGTTCGCCTTCACCCAGCGCACGCCGTGCTTCTGCATCTCCTGAGCCTTGGAGAGGCCGCGGTCGCCGCGCTGCTCCCACAGCTGGTTATCCGCCGGCCCGGAGATCAGCGACTTGCCATTCTTCGCGAGGCCGAGGTCGGTCTCGATCTCGATGATGCGTTTCGCGACCCAGTCTGGGTGACGGCCCTTGAACACCAGCTCGCGGTGCACAAACCACGTTCCATCCTGGTCCTGCGCCCACCACAGAACGACGCCCTCGCTCTTGAAGCCCCAGTCCATCGAGCGAAAGTGCTTCCAGTCGGTGGGGACCTTGAACGTCTTGCAGATATGGACTGAGCTGTCCCAGTCCTCGCCGAAGTATGAGCCCGGAGCTGAGTACCAGTCTCCGAACAACAGGGCGCGCTGGATATGCGCGGGACGCGTTCTAAGGCTCAGCTCGTACTGGCGCGCGAAAGCCTTGTCGGGGTTGTCGTAGAGGTTTCCGGGGAAGTACATGCGGGTCCACGTCTCGGTGGAGCCGTCGCCCATCGTCACGTCGCGCTGGATCGTGGTCTTGCCCATCGGCGCGGGGTCAACGAAGTATTCGCGCACCCAGTTGGGATTCTCGAGCTTGATGCCGTCCGGGTCGGTCGGGTTCGACATCGCGCGGACCTTGAGCATCCGGCTCAGCACAGGATCGACGGTTCGCACGCGGCCGGCGATGTTGTCGTATTGGACCTTCTCGAACTGCCGCAGCTCGTCGAACAGCGCCATCGTGATCTCGAGCGACATGTAGCGCTCGAAGTCGTACTTCTCGGAGCAGTGGCCGTATTGGATGCGGTAGCCGCTCGAGAGCTTCCACGTGTACGTCTGCGCGCTGAACTTCGCGCCGGGGTCGATGCGCGGGATCTCGCGGTGCGACATCGCGATGGTCTGCTCGAGCATCGGCATCGTGCGACGCAGGTACAGGCACCAGCCCACGCTCTGGCCCCAGTCGAGCGGGTGAGCGTGGCGCTTGTCCGTGCAGCGCTGGTGCTCCGCCGCGATCTGCGCGAGCGGCTCCATGCGCAGACACACGCTCTTGCCGACGCCCGCCGCGCCCGCCCCGAGAACCTCGTTGTGCGGGAGGTTATGGAACTCGGTCTGCCAGGGCGACGGCGTGTAGATGCTCTGGAGGTCCATCAGAGCCCGGTGTACCCCTCGCCGTCCACGTAGACGAGCAGCACGAGGTTGCGGGCGCCCGTGAGCGCAGGAGGGCCGTTGGTCCACTCCACGTCAGCGGGCCAGGTGATAGTGAACGCGCCGGACTGCGTAATCACCAGGCGCAGGAACGCTGCCTCGGTGTCAGGGGCCGTGAAGGTGAGGACGCGGTTGGCCGTAAGGCTGAAGGTCGCTGTGCGGCTCGCGGACCAGTCGATGGTCGCGCCATCGGCCTCGGCGATCACCTCGTCGGCGGTGATGATGCTGTTGATGCGCTCGATGCACGCCGTGAGCGCCTTCGCAGCCTCGCGGTTGATCCACGCCAGCACGCCGCCCTCCTCGACGGGGCGCTTGCTCGGCTTGTCGGTGATCAGCTCGGTCACTGCTTACTCGTGTAGGGCTCGAGCGCCCGGCGGATGTACGCGAACAGCCTCGCTCGAGCCGGATGCGAGTCGCCCGGCCCCGACTTCATGAAGCGCGCACGCTCCTTGTCGGTCAGGTCGCGCCACTCGAGCTTGGCCTCGCGGTGCAGCGACAAGCGCACGCACAACGCACGATCGGCCTCGTAGGCGACCTGTGCGAGGTGAACCGTGTTGATGGGGCGCACGTCCTTGTCGACGGTCCACTCGATCGGGTTCAGCGCGACGATGATGTCGGAGTTGGGGCCGTGGTCGACGCGGAGCTTCTCGAGGCCGGCGCGCGTGACCACGTAGGCCCGCTGACCGGTCTCGATGTTGCGGTAGTAGACCCGCTCGTGCGGCTCGGGATCAGCGTCGAGCATTGGCCACTGCTTCCTTCCAGTGCTCGTCAGCCACGGACAGCGCATCCTCGAGGCGATCGAACATGCCGTAAACCTGCCCCGCCTCTTCGAGCTGGATGCGCCATCGGTTGTGAACGTCGCTGAACAGCACCTTTGGCCACGAGCGCCCGATCGGCCGATAATGCGTCGGTCTCCAGCCTTCCATCACTTATCCACCTTGAGCACGGGGTACTGAGTCGGCATCACGTTGAGCTGCGCCACCTGCACGTTGAGCTTCGGCGTTTGCTGGTCGCTCTTGGTGCGCATCGCGGTCGCGTGGATGTTCATCGCGACGCGGAGGCCAACCGGCGAGTCCTTCGTCGACATCAGCCCGGCGCCCATCAGCCGGAACATCTCCCACGCTCGCTCGCCGTAGCGCTCGACCATCTCCGGCGTGGGCTCGGTCTCGTCGCCGCGGAGCTTGCCGAACTCCATCGCGGCCAAGCAGACCTCGGCGGCCTTCTCCTCGATGTCCTCGGCGATTTGAGCGAGCCGGTGCTGGGCCACCACGTTCTCGGCGCGCTTACGGTTCTTGAGGTTGTCGGCGAGCTTGCGGCTCACCAGGACGGTCTGCACGTCCTCGTCGTGCGTCGGCCCGAGCCTGGGCCGCGGCGGCGGCGCCTTCACCTTGCTCATACCAGACTGAGCCTCGGCGCGACGATGTTCGAGGTCTTGGCCTCGGTCTCTGCGATCACGAAGCGCACGTTGCGGATCCCGAGCAGCGCCAGGAACTGCCCGGCCGGCATCATGGTCCCCATCCCGCCGCCAGGCATCGGGCCGACAAGCTGGCACGCCAGCGCCGCCTGAAGCGTCGAGCCCACGTCCCGGATGGCGCCCTCGGCGAGCGTCTTGGCGGCGTCCTTGGTCTCGGCCGCGCAGACCTGGACGGGGACGGCGATACTGCCCTGCGTCGTCTCGATGACCGCGCTCACCAGCGCCACGTGGGTCGTCATGCCGAGGACTCTACGGCAGGCCGCCTTGACACGCAACACCTGAACAGCGCCCTGGTTTCTGGTGCTTTTTGGCACGTCTGGTGCTCTTACGCGCGCCCGCCCGCGCGACGCGCGCGCGCCCACCCCGGTACGGCTTTTGCTTTTACGCGCGCGCCCGGATTAGGCTTTTCGTGGTTCTCGGCCGTGGCATGGTCGATGCTCTTCACGCGCGTGCGTAACTAGTGACCCGCGCGCGCCCGGAGACGTCTAGAGACTCAGAGCTATTAGGGATCTCTTGGGTTCAAGAGAAGATCTCTGACGTCATTGCGACTGGCCTACACGTACGCGCTGACAGCATGACGATTCGTTACGCGTCTGCTTGACCAGGCCGCGCCCGAGCGGTAGAGTCAGCGGATGGGACGACACTGCCAGGACCCAGCGTGTGAGTTCCCCGTGGTCGAGGGTACGGACCTGTGCGAGGTTCACCTCGTGGCGCGCAGGATGCTCCCGCTCGACGGGGACATTCCGTGGGCGATCAAGATCCTACTGCGGCGCGTGTCGGCGCTGTCGGACCGCATCGAGCGACTGGAGCAGCGGTGATGGCGAAGTGGGAAGAGAACGGGAAGATGCTTCGGACGACGCAGGAGGATGTCGTCAGGCCCCGCCGACCGGCCGGCGGATCAAGGATTGGCAGGTCTACTCCGAAGCCGATCCGGCTCTCCTACCCTAACTGCCGCCTCGCTCTAAAGTGCAACGGCACGGCGACGCTCGAGACGCTGCGCCAGCAAGTCGGCCTGTGCCGCGACTGCGCGAGCTACGTGGCAGCGGACAAGCCGCGATGGATGTCGATCGGCGAATGGCTCGAGCGCAGATAGTGGCACCGCGTTCACAAAACACCTTGACACCCTATTAGCCCTCTGCTCTACTGGCCCTCGTGGCAAGACGCCGCTACGTGATGGTCCCTCACTACTTCGTGAACAACACGTTCACGGTGAAGAACCTCGAGGAGTTTTTGGGCGGCAAGATCGCGATGCGCCGGGCGATGCGGTTCACGAGGGTGAAGCCGACCGGCGGAGGATTTCTGTCGGAGGAGGATGCGCGGAAGCTAATAGTGGCCCACCGCGGGGATCTCCACCGAGTGATTTTGGGAGACTGAGATGACCAAGAAGAAGAAGACCGACGACGAATCCGTGATCGACGACGAAGTGGTCCCCGAGAGCGAGGACGTGTTGGCGGCGGAGACCGCGGAGACCGCGGAGACCGATCAGTCCAAGGCCAGCGACATCCGCGAGCTGAGCCCGTCGCCGCTGAGCGCGCTGCTCGCCGACGACATCGAGCTGCTCCACATGCTGGAGCGGAGCCTTGCCGGGAAGGCGGGTAGGACGGGCTGGAACGACGAGTGCGCCAACGCGCTCACGAAGCTGCAAACGTCGCTGACGTGGCTGGAACGCGGCGAGAGCCGGGCGCGTAGGGAGGGCAAGTGAGCAAGCAGCTTGAGCGCGCCCTCGAGGCGGCACGCAAGGCGCAGGGCAAGGCCGCGCTGCTCCAGCTGGTCGAAGTGACCACGCAGAACGCACGCGACCTCCAGCAGCTGATTCGCATGCGCGACTTCGCGGCGGCGCGCGACCGGTGCCAGGCGATCCGCGGCGCGCTGGAAGCGCTCGTCGAGGTTCAGGGAGCGCCGGCTCGGCCGGCTCAGGAAGAGAATCCGACCGAATGAAAGCACCCACTGCCAACCAGCGCGCGGTGCTCGAGTTCATCGAGACGTTCACGCGCGAGAACGGCTTCCCTCCAACGATGCGCGAGATCTCGGAGAACCGCGGACTCGCTGGCCCCTCCGGCGCGACGTTCATCGTGGACGCGCTGGTTCGCAAGGGGTTCCTGCGCCGGATGTCGCGCACGCCACGCGGCCTGAAGGTCGTCGGCAGCAGCGAGGACATGATGGGCGACGTGATCGCGCTGTGCCGCACGAGCGGCTTCGCGGGCCAGGTGCACGAGCTGATCGAGTGGCTGAAAGAGAGACTGTCGCGATGACCGCGCACGATCTTCAGCTTGAGATGGTCGAGCCGATCGGTATGCGGCGCACGCAAGCGTTCGTGAACCGCGGCCACGCTGACGACGGCACGCCGATCGGTCACAGCTTCGAAGAAATCGACATGCCCATGTACCCGGACGACGCGCGATTGGCAGGGCGCGAGTTGCGCGAGATTCGTGTCGCGCTTGGGCTGAGCCTACGCGATGCCGCGAGGGCGATCGGTATTTCGGTGGCGCAGGTGAGCGACATCGAGCGTGGTCGGGCACGCTGCAACAAGGAAGCGCTTCTCGATGCTTACCACGCGTCACTCTCAGGAGTGAAACGATGAACCGATTCGGAGCGCAAGCACTGGCTCTGTTGTGTTTCTCGTTCATACCGCTGTTCGCGGCGCTCGCGATGTTCTGGAGCTGGCTGTGACCCCGGTGCTGCACCTGGGTACCGGCAAGAAGCGCTGCCGCAACGAGATCGACGGCGTGCGCTGCCCATACCGAGCGGACGGGCATCCGGTTGGCGGGTGTCCGACGCGCAAAAAGCGCCTCGCGCGCGTGGCGCGTGGCCAGGTCGTGATGCGGCTACGACCAAACGAGATCGAGGCCGGCTCTCAGGTGCTCGATCTGTTGGGGCGCGGGCTGGACCCGCGGCAGGCGGTGGGTACGGAGGACTTCATGCGGTTTTCTCAACGCGTGCTCGCCGCAGCTGAGCGAGCAAGGAAGGTCAAGCCATGAGCAGCCTGGTTTATGCGACGCACGTTCTCCACGCGCACCCCGAGCCCGGCGATCACAGCGGATGCTTGCACGACCGATCGGTGCGGCCATGAGCGCGCAAGGGCCTGACGGGCCGTCAATCGTTGTGGGCATGATGCTCGGCGCGTTCGCGACGGTGCTCGTGGCCGACGCGTGCAACGCCGATTTCTCCAAAACAGCGGAGCGCTGCACGAACTACTGCTCCGCTGAGCACGACGGCGGCCAACTCGAGTTCAAGCCAACCGGCTACGAGTGCAAGTGCGCCAACCTGCAAGCGGTGAAGCCATGACGCTACCGCAGGACGCCGTCGCCGAGAAGACAAAAGCGAGCAAGCCATGAGCGATCACATGGTCTATGCAACCCACGTGCTGCACGAGCACCCCGCGCCAGGCATGTTTGCGCGCGTGATGCGGCCTGCACCGCAGGGCACGCCGTGGCGCGACGATCCGCGCGATCGCACGACCAGCACGAAGGCCGCGCGCTGGAAGCCGCAGCCCCTCCAACAGCCCGAGGCCGTGCCGAACGCGAGCCTCGCGCATCCGCGCTGGACTGAGGAGCGCATCGCGACGCTCCCGCTCGTGAGCGGCCACCTCACGCGCCTGGGCTACGACCGCACGAACAAGCACGGAGTGTTCATCGCGATGAGCTGCAACGGCGGCAGCGCGAAGTGCTGGAAGCAAATCAAGGTGCTCGCGTCCGTGCTCGCGCACCCGACGCGCCGTCCGCAATCGTGCTTGGCGTGCTGCCGCGAGCTTCGCAAGAAGAGCTTCGGCGGGCCGAACACGCCGAAGGGGTATCAGTTGGCGCGCGACTACACCGCAGCCCAGAAGGCTGCTCGCTGATTTTGAAGGCTTAGAGGAGGTGTCGATGTCAGGTCTAAACAGGGTGATGCTACTGGGCAACGTGGGTCAGGAGCCGAAGCTCCGGCAAGCCAGCACAACGGAAGTGCTCGAGCTGCGCATCGCGACCACGGAGCGCATCAAGCGCGACAACGAGTGGGGCGAGGCGACCGAGTGGCACACGGTGGTGCTGTTCGGCAAGCGCGCGGCGTCGCTCGCTCGCATCGTGCACAAGGGCGAGAAGATCTTCGTCGAGGGCAAGCTGCGCTCGCGGAGCTGGGACAAGCCGGATGGCTCCAAGGGGTATGCCACCGAAATCATCGCCGACGATGTGATCCTCTGCGGATCGCCAAGGCGCAACGGGCCGGGCGGAGAGGCGCCGAGCGACGGGCACCCGCCCGACCAAGATCCGACAAACGGCGACGACATGCCTTGGTGAGGTGAGCCATGACCCGAGACGAAGCGATAGAGTTGGTTGCGAGCACAATCGAGCGCGCTGTTACGACAGCAGAGCGTGCGGAGACGCCTGACTGGGACACGCACGGACTGGACCGCTGGGAGAAGGGCGACCTTAGAAGGGCTCTGAGCGTGCTGTGCGGTGGTGACGAGCCATGAGCCGTTCAGAGCAAGCGCGAGAGATGTGGGCCGCGGGCGAGCGCAACATCACGGAGATAGCCAAGAAGGTGGGCTTCTCGTACTCCGCGGCGTGGTACGCGGTGAAGCTGCGCTCCCGCCCTCTTGCGGGCGAACCGGCGGAGCCGACGCTGGATGACCGCAGGCTGGCATCTCGGCTGACGCAGATCGAGGACATGAGAGACCGAGCCGACGCGATCGCGCTCGAGCTGGCGAAAGCGAGGAGCCGATGACCTGGTTATTGGTAGCGGCGCCGCCGCTGATGGCGCTGCTGACGTTCGTCGTTCGTCGGCTCGGGCTGATCTGGGAATGGGAGCGAGAGATGTTGGCTGCTGTGCACGTTCGGCTGCGAGCGCGACCGGGCGACGCCTACGGCGCTGCTGACCGGGCGTATTTCTTCGCCAAGGCACGACTCGCTGATATTCGCAGAGCCCCGCTCTGGAGGTGGACGCCATGACCTACCCGAACGTGATTGTGAGTGACCCGAGCTGGAAGTTTGGCGACGGGCTACCCGGCAAGAGCCGAGGGGCTGAGAGCAACTACGCGTGCCTGTCGGTGCCGCAGATCGTGAAGGTCATCGCGCCGCACGTGGTGAACGACCCGAACGTCGTCATGTTCATGTGGCGCGTCTCCGCGATGCAGCAGGAGGCGCTCGACGTGCTCCGGCTGTTGGGGCTGACGCTCAAGAGCGAGCTGGTCTGGGAGAAGCTCACCAAGAGCGCGAAGCTCAAGGACGGTGTCTGGACGGGCAAGGCTCACTTCGGGATGGGTCGCTACGTACGAGCGAGCCACGAGGTCTGTCTGATAGCTGTGAAGGGGGTGGCTTTCCCTGAGACGCGGAGCCAGCGGTCAAGGTTCGCCGCACCTGTCGGGGTCCATTCCCAGAAGCCAGACACCTTCTACGAGATCGTCGAGGCGATGTACCCGTCGTCTCCGAAGACCGAGCTGTTCGCGCGCAAGAGCCGAGATGGCTGGAACCAAGACGGCCTCGAGCTGGGGAGCATCGTATGACGCCGCTGATTTACATCGCAGGGCCGTACACGGCCAAGGACCGATGGGAGACGGAGCAGAACGTTCGCCGGGCGGAGGACGCGGCCTACCGCGTCATGAAGCTCGGAGGCTGGCCGGTCGTGCCGCACAGCAACACGCGGCCCTACTTCGAGGACGCCTGCACCTACGAGCAGGCGCTGGCCGGAACGATGCGGATGATGGTCCGGAGCGACGCGGCGCTGTTCATCTCGGGCTGGACCGACTCCAGGGGCGCGCGCGCCGAGCACGCCGAGGCCGAGCGGCTCGGGCTGCCCATCTTCGGAATCGGCCACATCGACAGCGGAGATCTCGGGGCGTGGATCGAGGCATTTATCCGAGATAGGGCGAACCCATGACGCGCACCACCCTCCTAGCTCTGCTGCTCACAGGCTGCCCCGCGGCGCTCGAGTCGGAGGCGCGTATCGCGGACTGCTGCCAGCCCAGCGACGGCGGCCTATGCGAGTGGGTGGCGTACCGCTACACGGTGCCACGCTTCACCGAGCCGCTGGCTGACGACGCGAGGGCGTGCCGCCAGGCGGGGCTGGAGCCGTACGGTCGCTGACGGTCGTCTCCAGGGTCAACCTCCACACGCCTCCGCCCCGCTATGACCCTCCAGGCTACTGGTCAGGCGGCCATGTACGTGCGACGCCTACCACCAAACGAGAATAGGATTTTTTCTGCCGGTGAGAGGGCCCAAGACACCAGGCCCCGGCTTCCCTTCCCCCTACCCGGTGCGGGACGGCCGCGCGACGGACGGAGCTGTCCCTCCGGGCGAGCGGTGGCCTGTAGGTGTAGCTGCGCACGTCTTAGTGGGTGCGTGACGCTAGCGTGGTGTGTTGCGTAGCTCGAGCTGGTGCGTGTACCCTAGATTCAGCGCGCGCTACTGTCAAGGCGTACTAGGGTTGAGGCAGACATGAGCGATACCGGGATAGTCGGCGGATACTGGCCCCATGGCGAGGTGGCACTTTCCCCCTGCGGCGTGGGGGGTGAGCTAGCCCAGCAACGCTCGGATGTATGGTCACAGGAGGGGCGCCGTGAAAGCGCTCTAGAGACGGGAGCCGTCCAGATCTCTCGCTGGGACGTGACGCCTGCTGACGCTGTGCGTTGGCTTCA